AGGTCCGGGGTCACCCTTCTGGCCCGGGGCTCCGGGATTGACCGGAACCGTGTAGTCAGGCGCAACAGCATCTGCTCGAACCAGGTCGGCAATATCCACGACATCACCGGCCTTCGGATACACAACCAGCTCCGTGGGTCGAGTCCCGGATACAGGCAGAATAGTAATGGAATATCCGAATCCTCGAGGGCGAAGCTTGTCGCTATCGACAGCTGGAACAGTAATCCCTCTACGGCCGTTAACCGTGACAAAGCCCTCGTCGTCAAGATCGGCACGAATTGCCCGTGCGACTAAGACCTTGTGACCCTTCTCGCCCAGATACGAGATGCTCGGGACAAGAGGCGACACAAGGACGCTGCCGCTTGCCGGGACGATGTCTGGTGCCTGGTCCGGATCAGTACCATCACTGTCGGCATAGACCAGCTGACCAGTAATGGTGGCATAACCAAGATCGGATGGCCACTCCATTTTGACGTCAGCCGCGCTTCTCTTCGGAGAGCAGCTTCCGGATGTCCTTGAGCTGCTGGTCCACCGAGGCGATGTAGTGCTCGATGTCGTCCAGGCGATTGTACACGCTCTTCTTGCCGCCCTCCTGAAGCAGCTTCTCGATACGAAGCAGCGTGTTGAAGGCCTCCTTGACTTTGTTGTAGATCGCGCCGTCGAACTTGACGCCCTCCTGACCGGGAGTGATCGCGTCGGAGATAGTGCGCAGGTAGTCAACTGCAGAAGGCATGTCTAACCAATCCTCGTCATCAGAAGGTGTGTAGTCCGAGCCACCATCCGGAACCGTTCCCGCGGATACCTTGAGGACATCCGGATGGTAGCAGACATTAAGGTCCAGGTCACCGCTCCATCCGGGAGCTCGACCTTCACCCGTGTACTGCCAGGCAAGCGTCCACCATCCATGAGAGAACGGCGCGTAAGGGCAGTCGGGAAGTGCGGGAGTAAAGGGCCCAGATGACAGGTATCCAGCAGGCCAGAGCCAGTAGTCCCTGGCGATGTCCTCCCACTCGCCCTTCTCGGCCACCGAGGCCGGCATGTAGATGAAGGGTTTGATACCTGTCTTGCGGTGCACGTCGTCAAGGAAGCGTCGTGCCCAGGAGTAGTCGTAGTAGGCGTCGGAGTCCTCCCAGTCGAGGTACAGGAAGGGCTGCTTTCCGAGATAGGGCCCAATCGCACTGACGAAGGTGTTGACCTCTTCCTCGACCGTGTTCGCAGACGGCCATGCGAAGTGGTAGAACCCGAGTCGAGCACCCATTGCCAGTGTCTGGGAGGCGAAGTCATCCTTGCAGGGATCCTCGTACCCTGAACCCTCAGACGCCTTGACGACGACGAAGGACGCGCCCGTGGGAGCGAGCTGCATCCCTCGTTGGTGCATGGACACATCGATCCCGAATGCACGGCCGGTTGCTGACGACCGGTTCTCGGAGCTACCGGACTGTCCACGGTAACGAAGACAGGTCGTCCACTGCGCAGACTGGGTCAGAGGATGCTCGGAGTATCGAGTGAGACGGGACTCGCCGCCGTTGTCATCCGCAGCCGACCAGTCCCCTCCGTCACTCCCGTAGATGGATCCAGCAGAGTCGATCCACAGCTCCCCGAGAGTCGGGTTCTCGCTGATGAACGAGTCATCAGACTCTCGGACAACCATGACTACATGCCCACCCTCGCCCGTTGTACGAAGGATAAGATCTCCCGGACGAAAGCCTCCATCTGGAGTGCTGCCAGTCCAGCTGTCGCCGATATCGACAAATCCTCGAGCGGTAGCCTCGGCAGTAAGGGACTCAGTCCAGGTGGACCTCGGGAAGTAGGGAGGGCGCTCGTTCTCGGAAAGACACTCGTGGAACGCAATATTGTAAGCACCGGAGACAGATGATGAACAGTCGGCCTCTCCAGGACCGGTCAGATATCCCTGCCAGTTGCTGTTGTCATATGCGGACCAACGGTTCGGCTGACTGTACCCGACACCACCGAAGTCATTCGTCCTGCACCAGTAGCGCATCTCAGACGCTGCATACTCATTTACATCCATGTCAAACCTTTCCGGCAGCGGCTCGACGTGCCTGGTTGAGCTCCCAGTACTCGTTCGAGATCGATTGAGCTGAGCGCTTCTTGCCCGGGGAGGACTTTATCCCCGCGATTCGTATAAGCGTCAGAAGACGATTGAGGTGCCACTTCTCGCACTCGAACGGTATCCCCGCTGCAACCATCCAGTAGTAGATCAGCTCTGACGTCACGATCTGACGTCGTTGCTGCTGGGATCCGCCCTGAAACGTGGTTGCTGTGTGCGAGTCATTTATATACGACTGTATCCGTGCTATATCCCCGGCACCTAGAGCATCATAGAGCCTGGGATCCGGCTTGTTGACGGTCATGCACCGGATGTAGAAGAGCGTCTCCTCGTAGCTCTTCTCCTCGCTGGTGATGAAGGGCTTATGGGTCTCAGCCTCCCAACGAGAGAGGGACAGCAGAGAGTGCTCGAGGAGAAGCCTGCCCGAGCGAGATGGGATGAAGACCTCTCGCTCCTCGTCGAAACGCTCGGCAGTAGATATCTCAAGCTCGAGCACGATCCGTCCTTTCGTGAGGATCCCGGACCCAGGAGAAGACACGATCCTGGGTCCGGGATCAGAATCAGGCCTGGTTCGCCTTGACCAGGGCGAAGATCTCGTCAGGGAGAAGGAGCTTGGACTCCGCCTCCGTCGACCCCCACAGGACCTTGGTGACTGCGTCGAACGCCTTCTTCTTCACCAGGTCCGAGTCGAGCTCGATGACCGAGGTGGGCTTGGAGTCCTTGGCCGGAACCGGAGTGCTCTTGCAGTCCCAGGACAAAGACGCAGCAGTCGGAGAGTCATTTACGGTCTCGTGCTCCTTCTCCGAGGGCTGAGCGACCAGACCATACAGGATGTGAATGATAGACCCATGAGCGTTTCGAGCGGTGTCATTGCCCTTGATCGTCCTGTATGCCAGGCAGAACGCGGCGCGGTCCTGCTGACCCATGCGAACGCCGTCAACGACCTTGATCCCGTCGCAAGCGGCGAACTCGGGCGGATACTGGTACGCCTCGATGCTCGACTCGAACTCCTCGGCGGAGATCAAGGACAGGTAGACCTGGTTGTCCGCGTAGAGCTTGGTGACCTCGGCACCGGTGGGCTTGTCGGTGACCTTGCTCAGACCGGACCAGGCGACGCCGTTGGACCAGCCATTGGCCGCGCTGTCCCACACGAAGAGGACACCACGGTCAACACCGGTCTCGTAGTAGTGCTCGCCCGTCTTGTCCCACTGAAGCTCAGCAGCCATATGCTGCCTCCTTAGACATATACTGATAGAACATCATGGTTGAGACCGTCAATGATGTACCGCGAGGAGAACCTCGCCATCGGAAGGTCAAGCACGCGCTTCCAGAGAACGCTGTCAGGGTTCCGGTCGATCACCGTCACCTGATAACGATCATACATGAGATAGCCGTGATTGTCCGCATAGGTGCGATCCTCGTTGTCCCTTTGGTAGACTATGCAGGGATACACCATTTTGACGGTCGGAGGCGGCTGATAGTAGACGTGCGAAGAACCCAGTGCCGCGACCAGCTCAGCGTGAAGCTCAAGCCGACGGTCCATTGTAGACCCTTCCGAGTTCTAGAATGAGACGGGGACGCGAGACCTCGACATTGCTGACGGACCATCGCGTCCCCATCCACTCCACGTACTTTATCGCGGCGAAGTTCTCGTTGGCGAACGCATCAGCCACAACCGATATCTGGTTGTTGACTCGAATGTCCTCGAGGACCTTATCATCGCCCGTGTACTGGCGCATCAGACGTGTGACTGCGCCGTAGTACTGACGGACTGTTACACGATCCTCCCAGACCCCAGGAGAAACCTCCTCAGGCACTCCGAAGCCGATCGATCCGAAGAACCTCGCCATCAGACATCACGCCGCCTTGGGCTGACGCTCCAGCACAAGCGCCGACTTGAACTTGGTGAGAGCACCGGAGGCCCGGGTCTCATACAAGTACTTGTGCTGGTTAAAGTCAATATCGAAGTTCTCGAAGTAGGTGACCTCGCCGCCCTTGTCAGCACCGATGGTGTAGTCGGACAGGTTCGTGATGATGCCCCACAGGTCGCTCTTCTTGCCACCGCCGATATCAGTCTGGAGCCCCTCCATCTGCTCGACCTCGACGATCTGGGCCACGTTGAGAACGCGAGCCAGAGCTTCCTTGGTCTCATAGAGGTAGTGCTTCTGCCCGTCCTTCATCTCGAGGAGGAAGCAGACAACAGAGTTGGTCGTGAACAGGGTGGGAGTCCCGGAGCCCCGGAAGAACTTCCGAGACCGACGAGCGGTGTCGATGAACGCGTATGCCTGGTTGGTCGGGTCATCCTGGTAGCCGACCTTGACCTTGTGGCTGAACAGATCGTTATCGGTCCAGATCGGACGAATGTTCTCGGTCTTGACCTTGTGCGGATCAGAGGCCTGTCGGCCGTCCCCCACAAGAATGGCCCGTGCGAGCTCCTCGTCAAGCGCCTCACGAAGATTGCGCTTGATCCAGTCCACGACAGAGAAGTCCGTGATGTCAATGATGTCGTCACGGTCCATCTTCGAGCGAGAGTACACCGTAGTCGGCGTGGTGACACGAGTGGCAATCTCGTAGACCACGTCCTCCTTCTTCGTCGCGGTGATGTACCCCTTGGCTCGAAGCGTATCGAGAGTGAGGTCCGACCACTGGGTCTTGACCCGACTGAAGGGTGAGTGCTTGCACCCGTCGAGAACCGTAGTAACCCACTCATTCTGGTGAGTGATACGCTGCGGCTCCCGGTCGACCTTGACCGCGTCGGGGAACAGGACGCTGGGGTCCTTGATCCCGTAGTCCTTGGCGTGCGCCATGAAGCTGGACGCAAGGGTCATGCCCGGGCGGCGAGCATCCGCGAAGATGGCCTCGATCTGGCTGTGCGAAAGGGTGTTGGACTCCGTGTCGCTCGCGGTGCCCTCAAAGACATTGGTGTGCGCCAACGTGTTCTCCTTGTCATTGGTGTCGTCAGAGTGCTCCGCCTCGGACTGTTCATCCTCAGTCTCGCCCTCGTCGTCAGCATCCACGAGCTGGGAGATGACCGCGTACATGGCGGTCTTCTGCTTCTCGCTCATGGAGTCCAGGACCTCTGCGAGCGTCTCGTCGTCCGCATCGGTCTCGGCATCCTCATCAGATGAGTCCGAGGATGCCTTCTCCTTGCTAGCGTGCTCGAGCTCGGCGTCGGTGTAGATGATCGCCTCCGAGAGGTCGTCCTCAACACTTCCGTCCGAGTGCTCGAGCGCAACATTGTCGATGAGCGCCCCGGGATTGGCCCCGGAGAGCACCAGAGAGACCTCGACGATGTTGCCGTGAATTACGTCCCGACCCTTCTGGCTCAGTCGATTCGCGTAGATCGAGAGAGCATTGATGTCACCGTGACGGACGAGCTCCCGAGCGTGATTGCCCGCATCGGAATTGTTCAGCTCGCAGTAGGCGTAGACGCCGTCCTTACGGTTCTCGAGCTTAGCGTGACCGAGCACGTTCTCGGGATCGGTATGACCATGCTGCCAGACGAGCGGGACGTCCTGGCCGTCGTTCTCGATGAACGCATTCTCCAGGATGGTCCGACCGTCGCTGCACGTCACATTGTTCTTGGTCGCGTAACCGGAGAAGTCGTACTTCATTATCCTCCTTCGACTATCTCTGACATTGGAGTGTCGCCGATGGCCTCCTCGGAAGGCGGCGTGTCCACGACCGTGTTGATGTTGGCGTTCTGAAGACGATCCGCCTGCTCATCAGGAGCCGGAGGAAGCATCATGAACGACCTTGCCTCGTTGGAGCTGATCACCTCTGCTGTGAGAAGTGTGTTCAGGAACGGAATCAGGTTCGATGGCGATGCCGTGGCCAGGGGATCACGAAGATAGAGTACTCGCTGTCCTCGACTGCGTGCTGTCTTGGTCAGGAACGTGCGGGTCATCGAGTCCGTGATCGCCTTCAGGATCGGTCGAACTGTCCGGTTCCAGTACTGAGTGTACACCTCTTCCGTTGCCGTACCGTCGAACACGGCCTCCGTGAGGCCGAGGCGGGAGTAGAGCTGCGTCGTGAGGAACTTGATCTGCTCCAGGAGGTTGTTCTCGGCCGGACGATTCAGCTGTGTGACTCGCTCCGTGCCGTCGATGTAGGCGATGCCGTACCGACTGTCGGTCAACTGGGTCTCGATGTCCCGACGCCTGCGTTCAGCCCGCTTCTGCATGGCCTCCGACTTGATGGTGTAGGGGAGCTGAATGATGATGTCCAGCTTGCCCGAGTACGTCTTCTCGTCAATCAGGTCCAGCATCGACAGCTTGCGACTCAACCGGGAGAGCGTGGAGTTCTCCTTGTTCATCACCTCGTAGAGCGGGTTCTGGACGACAGCCACAGAGCTCTTGGGAAGAAGAAGCTCCTGCTTCTCTCCACGCTTGTCATTGTAAAGGCGAACCTTAACGTGCCGAGGATACCACTCCATGACCTCCCCCGCACGGAGCGACCGAATGTCATAGCTGTCGCTGTACCGAGGATCCAACGAGGCGTCAACAGGGACGATCGCCACGGAACCGGTCTCGAACATCCTGAGGACGCAGTCCTGAATGAACGAGGAACCGATCTGGTCGATATTGGGATCAAGAGTGAGGCACTCGTTCAGTCCCGAGCGAACCTCCTCCTCGAACCGTCCGTTCTGCCCGACCCGGACGTGCCGGATAGGTGTCATGGCGACATCGAGGGAGATGATGTTGTAGACCGTGGAGACGATTGATCGATCCGATGACATGATCGTCATGCTTCGTGACGGATCATAGGATCGACTTGCGCCTACGCTCCATCCGGCAGACGGCACCCTTCCTGAGAAGGCGTTATAGGCATGGATCAGTCGGTCCTTCAGGCTCTCTGCCACATACCCTCCTTCCTACTCGAAAGAGTCCTTGTTCAGCTTGTACGCGACCCAGGCATCCATCAGCGCGGAGACGGAGTCGATCTTGTTCTCCTGACGGAGCTTGAGAAGCTTCCGGTTTCCGTTCGTGTCCTCCATGGTGATCGCGTTTCCCATGGTGAACGTCATCATGGACTGATCGAAGATGAGCCTGCGGTCCTCGGTCATCGCCTTTATCTCGCCGAGCGGAACAGACTCGGTCCGAGCTCCCTGAATCACCTTCTCCAGCCCGTACGGACCGTTCTCGGTCTCCCAGCGGTTTATGAACTCCTTGGCGTTGTAGGGATCGAACCCCACTGCCAGGACATCATACTGGTTCTCGAGAATATGGTTCTCAAGATCCTCGTAGACGACCATGAGATCGAGAACGCTTCCGTCGAGGACCTGAAGCGTCGACTCCTGCAGAAACTCCTCGTACTTCTGACGAGTGGCGCCCGGAAGTCGAAGCATCGTCCGCTCAGATATGTAGCAACGGGTCTTGACCCCGTACCTCTGTCCGCCTAGAGGGAAGAGGAACGTGAATGCGCAGAAGTCATCCCCCTGAGAGAGATCGACGCCCATTGCGCACGGCATCTTCCAGA